AAACATTTTGTAAATCATCACGCAGTTTAACTCTTCTGAATAAGTTCTTGACTCTTACATAATCTAGTGAAGAGTTTTTATCAGATAATGGTGATTGATAGTCTAGATTTGGTAGTTCTCTAAAGTAAGACATATCAGTAACCTACTCCATTGAGACCTTCTTGGTCATATTCTTGAGCGTAAATTGGATTGATTTCATTAAAGTTCAATCCTAATTGGAGATGAACGGGTGTTCCGTCGTCATATGTTGAATATGTATTTGAACCAGTATAATTAACTGTCATATTGGTTAAGGCGCAAACCTTAAAACGATTTAAGAACGGGTGGTCATTTTTTCCGCTCATATATTTAATTTTAAATAAGTCTGGCGCTTGTAGGAAGAATCCGTCTTTTGTTGATTTTGCTGCCATAGACTTTTTCAAGAAACGAATCATCTTCATAATTTCTAGACCTTCTTCCGAATACCTTGGAGCAAGGTCAAAGATGAAACTAAAAGACCTCAAGGAAGGTCCATCAAAAAGAAGTTCTTGGTTTGGATTTAAAACTTGACCAGTTGTTCTAGCAACAATTGATTTAATATTAACGTTTCCTCCAGCAAAATTTACTACTTTTCCAGCAATAGCACTTTGTAAGGCTAGTATAGAAGCATTGCCTAAATTGTTTGTAGTGGGATTTGATGTTCCAACATCTGAAACAAATTTTGTACCACCTTTTACAACATCTACTATACCTGATATTCCACCCTTTATACCAGTTGCGGCAGCAGCCAATCCAGCAGCTTCAAGCGGATTTAAACTAGAAGAACCCCATTCAACAGAGTTTGCGTCTCCTATTGATTGAGGCATTGGTAGTATTACGTGTCCAGATACCAATTCATTTTGAGATTGTGCCTGTGTTTGATTTTCAGTTGTTATATAAGGTGCTGCTTCAGTTACAGTAAAAACTGGTGGTTTGAACTTCACAACTTTCAAGTACAAGTAATCAGTACTTTCAGTCATCGCTTGTCTTGGATATCTATAATATTCTACTCCACCCGTCTTTGATTGCGTATTAGACGCTATATTTGTTGCTGCTGTTTGAAGTGCATTTGCGCCGCCCAAATTTAGAGCAGGGATTTGCCCAGTATCGACTCCAAACTTAGCGTCTGTAAAGAAATCCGCCATCTATTTTTTCTAACTATTTAGACGGAAATTGGCAATTGGCAGTTCTTGTAAATCCCTGAGTTCGCTAGGGTAAATTTCATAAAGAGAACCAGCAACTTCGTTCCAAGTGTATTGCCTCATTTCTCCCCAATGAAAATTGATTGCTTTGAATCCCCAAGAATAAACATCTGTAACTGCCACCAAAGGATTCTGGTCATATGTTAAATTGGTAGTTTTAGCATTGTAAACAAAAAGATAAAACTTTCCAACACTTGGCATCTTTCCACTTTCTTGAAGCACTTCTAGAAGTTCAAGTACAATATCATCAGCACTTTCTGTGCCAATAAGACCATCAATAACTGAACGAACACGATTCTTATCGCTATCAGTGTCTGTTGGTCTCTTTTTTTCCCTTTGTTCGGCAAGTTTTCTTCTTTGTGATTGAAGAAGAGTTTCTCTTTTCTGTGCCATTAATTAATACCAAGTTCGTTTTCTGTTAGAACTTTGAATTCATATCCTCTATCAGCACACCACTCTTTTGCTGCTTCCCACTTTGCCTGATTCTTTGCATATTCATATGCTTCATAAAGATATTTTTTAGTCTGTCTTTGTGGTTTTGTTGGTGGAGCAGTTTGTCTTTGTGGTTTAATCTCAATCATATATTTTTTGATTAGTCCATTTGCTTCTTTAACTTTAATTAGAAAGTCCGGAAAGTACCGGTGGGGTTTTCCATCCACTGGAGACCTATACCACACAAACATTTCTTCACTGGAATATTCTAAAATATTTTCATTCATATCACAATAATAAAGAAATTTTCTCTCCCAACTTGATCTATAATATATTTCACAAACATTTCCTTTGTATTTTTCAGGATTCGCTGGTCGGTATTTTCCCTGTAAGAATTTTTTCTTATTCATATTTTTTCCATCCTTTATGATTTTTATTTCTTCCAGCAACTACTTGTTGTAAGCAACCAATACTCAAATTATTATCTTTGGCAAATTTGGTGAGATTTTTAATTTCTACTACTTTTCCAGTTGGATCTATTAGTTTATATTCTTTACTATTTCTTTCTGATATTCGTTTTTTCAATTCATTTGAAATTTTTCTTCCTATGTTTGGACTTGGATTGTTTTCATAATATTTTTTAATATTTTCACTGATTTTTGATTTAGTATCTTCACTATGGGTTTTTCCATACATTGGATTTAGTTTTCCAAATCTAGCACTGCCATACATACCATTTTTTTCACCATAATTTACTCTAGAGTTTCTAAAATTTTCATCTGTTTCGTGTAAAAATTTTGTTCGCTTTCCTATCATTTTTTTAACTTCTTCTGTATGTTTTTTTCCATAGAATCCATTTTTATAACCACTACAACCACCGTCATCATCACTAGTAAAAAACTCTTCAATAATTTGATCACCTTCTAAATTGAAAATTTTGTTAAGTTTTTTTGTGCTAAATTTATAGTGAATTCTTTTCATATTGAAGATGTTTTTATTCCATATTATTTATGGTGTCGTTTTCCTTTATATGACATCTAAATAACTAAAAGCTCATAATAGGTATTTAGAGTGGTCGAACCCCGTAGGATATCTGATATCAAACCAATATTCGGTAACCTAGCACAGACATCTCACTATCAAGTTATCTTTGGTGGTTTATCGTTTCCTCTTACAACGCACCTGATTTCAAGAGGAATTGATAGTCGATTTATTGGAGAAACTGTAGGTCTCCTATGCAGTTCAACTTCTTTACCTGGTTCTCAGTTTGCCACAGCTGACGTTACTGGCAACTTTATGGGTATCACGGAAAAGTTTGCTCATACAAGAACTTATAATCAAATTGATATGGAGTTCTATGTTGATAGTGATTATAGAACAATAAAGTTCTTTGAACACTGGATGGAGTTTATGTCTAGTGGGTCTGACGAATATTATGATAGACCTGGATATTATGTAAGAATGAAGTATCCAAACGAATACAAAGTAAATAGAACAAAAATTATCAAATTTGATAGAGATTATCGTGTCGAACTTGAATATAATTTTTATGGTATGTTCCCTATGGTTTTGAATCCGACTCCCGTAAACTATGGTGGTTCGGAAGTTTTAAAGGCAAATGCCACGTTCCATTTTGATCGTTATGTAACTGGTAAAGTTTCTAGTTTTGATTTCTTCCGTGGAATTGATAATAATATCACACCAATCCAATCTTCCAATAAAGAAAAACCAACAACTTCTTCTGCACCAAGAAGAGTTCCTGTTAAAGGTGCTAGTGGAATTGTCTATAGAAATATCAATGTTCCACTAGGAGAATCAATCGTCACTGGTGAACTGTACGCTCAGGCGATTGGAGAAAGAAGAACTTTCTGATAAGCATCTAAATATTTTTACTGAAGTCTATAGGTTATTATGCCTTTACCAACAATCGCTACGCCAACGTATGAGTTGGAAATTCCTTCTACTGGAAAGAAAATTAGATATCGTCCTTTTCTAGTTAAAGAAGAAAAAATCTTAATTCTTGCACTTGAGAGTGAAGATACTAAGCAGATTGCAAACGCAGTCAAAGAAGTTCTAACAAATTGTATTCAAACAAAAGGTATCAAAGTTGAACAACTTTCTACTTTTGATATTGAGTATCTCTTTCTGAATGTTAGGGGAAAATCGGTCGGAGAAGAGGTTGAAGTTCTGATTACTTGTCCAGATGACGGTAGAACTCAGGTTCCTGCTCTAATTAAATTAGATGAAATTAAAGTTCAAGTAAGTCCAGAGCATAATAGAGATATTAAACTAGATGATAATCTAACTCTTCGAATGAAGTATCCTTCGATGAAAGAATTTGTAAAGACAAACTTTGCGGTGTCTGAAGAATTATCTCTCGATGATACTTTTGGTATGATTGCTTCTTGTATTGAACAAGTTTATAGTGAAGAAGAATCTTGGGCAGCGGCAGATTGTACCGCAAAAGAAATGTCACAGTTTCTAGAGCAACTGAGTTCAAAACAATTCAAAGAAATTGAAAAGTTTTTTGAAACAATGCCAAAGTTATCTCACATAATCGAAGTCACAAATTCAAATACTGGTGTTACAAGTGAAGTCGTTCTGGAGGGTCTATCGGCTTTTTTCGGGTGAGTATGGCTCATACCAGTATTGAGTCATACTATAAAGTTAATTTTGCCTTGATGCAGCATCATAAATATTCATTGACAGAACTAGAAAATATGATACCGTGGGAGAGAGAAATTTACTTATCTCTACTTCAGCAGTATATTGAAGAAGAAAACTTAAAACAGAGAATAAATGGCTGAAATGGCATCGCCAATTGAAGGAGGTATTCAAGCTGCCAGAGGAGTTGGCGGTGGTGATGCGGCTTTGTATCAAAGAGTTCAGGCAACTGAATCAAGTATTCTATCTTTATCCTCAAGTTTGAATGGCATCTCTCAACAGATGTCACAGTTTAGTTTATCTTTGAATAGTATATCAGCAAATATTGTTACCGAAACAAATCTAGAAAGACAAAAAGAAAGGCAAGAGCAACAGCAAGAATTTTTATTAGCACAACAACAAATTAGAGAAGGTAAAGAAAGTGCTATTGAGAGAAAAATTCAAGCATCTTTATCTGCTCCTGTTCAAAAAATATCAGCAAAAGCAGAAAATACGTTAGGTAGACTTAAACAAGTTCTAACTGGAGTTTTATTTGGTTGGTTAGCAGTTTCTACTGTTGGTCTGATTAAGAAGTATTCGGTAGATGTACCAAGCAAACTAACTGCGGTTCGTGATTCAATACTAAAAGGACTGAATACCGCAGGTCAGTTTCTATCGACTATTAAGTCTGGAATAAAAAATACTTTTGACACAATCTCTGCCATCTCAAGTAGAGTTGCTCAACACGTGAATGGCAAATGGTTCATGGAACCAATCGTTAATTTAGTTAACGCAGTCAAAGACGCATTCAAGAGATTTTTCAATATTGGTAAAGGTAAAGATGAACAAAAACCTACTGGTACTGGAGGTAGTCCAGAACCAGCAAATACCACTGGAACTGGTGATAATGCTGGTAATATGACACCAACTGAAGGTGGAGAAACAGGAACACAAACAACTCCAGAAGCAGATACTGGGGCGATGAGTGGTCTGTCTAATTTACTTATGTCACCTGCTGCTTTACAAAATCTTGGTGCTGCACCAACTGAAAATACTGGTGCTCAACCAACAACTCCAATGGTGAATCCACTACAAATTAATCAAGAACCAGTATCCACTGGCAAAGATGAAATTCATTCTGAGCAGCAAGAAAGTCAAGTAGCAATGTATGGTGAATTTACCATGAGTCCTTTAGAAAATGTTGAAGGTCTTGATATGAGTTCAACTCCTGTTGGAACGCAACAGACTCCAACAGCAATTGCTCAAATATCACCAGTTACTCAACAAGATGTATCGCAAAGGGTTGGTGCTTTACCTGAACCAAAAGCAAACGTGATAGTTGCTTCAGCACCAGCTCAACAGCAAGCACAACAATCTGGATACTCTCAAGGAAAAGCACCTGCTTCTGATATTCCTGCCATACCATCAAGCAATCCAAATAATTTTTATGCGATGTATTCTAAGACTGTTTATAATGTGGTAGGATAGTATGGCAATAAAATCATCTATCAGTACTTCTAGCATCAATAAATCCGTAGGTTCGTTTAAACAAAGTTTAAGTAACGCACAAAAATCTGCTGGTAGAGTTAATTCTTCTATTTTACAAAGAAATAGATTTAAAAAAGAATCTATTTCGAAAAAAAGTGCTCTTTTTGTTCAGAGAAGAGCAGCAGTTAGGAGAAAAGAATCTCAGGACGCAGCAGAGGCATCTTCAGCACTTGGTGTAAGAAAAGCACCAGCAAGAATTTCAACTGGTAGCACAAGAAGCTTCTTCGGAAGAATGATGGATATTAGTGGTGCTCTATTTGCAGGATGGTTAGTTGGTAACTTACCAAATATTATTAATCTAGCAGAAGCGACAAGTCGTAGAGCAATTGAAGTTGCTAGAGTCTTAAGAGGAGCAATTGGAAGCTTTACTCAAATATTGAATACTTTATTTACTGGTCTGACAACTATAGGTGCAAGTTTATTGAAAGGTGATTTGGCAAGCATACCAGCCAAACTTTCTAATTCCGTATTAGATATGCAGAATTCTTTCTTTAGAATGTATAAGCAGTTAGAAGATGCTTATAAAGTTTTAACTGAACCATTAGATTTTTCAGATAGTATTGAAGAATTAAGACAGAGGCTTGAATTAGATGGATACGTAGTTCCTGGAGGTCCTGGTCCTGGAGGTCCTAGTCCTGCAGGAGGTAAATTACAACCAATTCATAAACAAGCACTTGATGTTTTATCTAAGTACGAATCTGCTGGTTCTGGTGGATATAATGCTATGAATCAGGGAACAGTTCCAGATTCTAAAGGACAACAACCTTATTCTGGCACATCATTAAGTGCTCCTGGAATTGGAAAACCACTGACTGAAATGACAATCGGTGAAGTAATTAAAAGACAAAATAGAAATCTAACAAATAATCAAGGATTTATCCACGCCGCAGGTCGTTATCAATTTACTGGATTGGAATATAAAATGAAGTTGGCAGGTTTAAAACCTACTGATATGTTTAGTCCCGAAAATCAAGACTATATGGCGATTGTTTTACTTCAGAAGGAAGGTGTAAAACATTGGTTAGCTGACCCAAGAAGTCGCTTAAAATATGATACGCAGGGTCTGGCAATAATTGAACAAGCAAGAAAAACTCCATTAGGAGCACCAACTACTGCGATTCAACCAGGAACAAAATATGTTAAAGGTCAAGATGTCACAAATATTGTGGGAGCAAAAGGAACTCCTTCAGTTATTGTAACAAGTCTCCGTGGAATGAGAACCCTAGATGGTGTAACACAATGGCACGGAGGTCTTGATATTGCCACAGATTCTGGGACTTATATTGCTCTAAAAGCAAACTGTGTGGTTTTATATGCCAATGATAGAGCTGGATATGGATTACTAGTTGATGTTTGGGTAGAATCGTATGGTATAAAATTAAGAATGGGACACTGCAGCGCATTTTTACCAAATTGTAAAGTTGGTGCTGTAATTCCTGCTGGGGTTTCTTTTGCTAGAGTAGGAAATACGGGTAGGTCTAAAGGACCTCATATTCACTTTGAGGCTGATACAAATAAACAAGGAACTATAACAAATGGTAAAGATTATGGCGGAAATACTGCTCCAGACCCATATGTTTCTCTTCTTTTACTTACATCTAGACAGAGTAATGGATTTGTGGGTGTAACTTCTCCTACTGGAAAACCACTGGCACAAACCACACCAACAGGAACAGGTGGTGGTCCAGAGGTAGCCGAGTCTTTAACACCAGAAAGAAAGGGGCAAACTGTCGTTGTTACTCAACCACAAACACAAGCAGCGGCACCTCCACCACCCCCTGCAGCATCTTCTACTTTACCGATGGTTGTTGGTGACTCATTAAATAGTATTCATAATAGTATTTTACTTAATCAATTAGCATACACATAATATGGCATCACCAGCAAGGTTAAGGTCTCAATACGATGAAATATTCATTGAAAGCAATGACCAAAAAAGAACAATTGATATTAGAAAGGGTGTTGTGTCAATTGATTATTATGAAGACGTTTTTCACCAACAATAA